GAAGCCGGAGACACCGCAGCCTGACGGCAAGGCCGGCGACGGCCTCGAAAACCAGTCTTGGTTCCCGACCGCCGAAGCGGCCGACTGATGCGGCGCGGCATCTGGTGTCCGCGTCATCCCGACGAACCGTTGATTCGGACCGACCTGCCAGACGGGAAGTTCGATCTGCGCTGTCCAGCCTGTCACCCGCGAAAGGACACACCATGCGCCCGCGCTCGATCTACGGCCTCATCGCCGCTGTCATCGTCCTGCCCATCCTTGCCGCCTACCTCGGCGGCTGCACGCCGCCAGCGAATGGCGTCTCGACACTGACGCCGCAGGCTCAATCCGCGCTGGCGAACCTGTGCAAGCAGGACGCCGCGTTGCAGCCCGTCGCCGCCGCTTCGGCAGTAGGCGCAGGCGCGGTTGTCGCTGCTGGGTCGCCGGCAGCCGGTGCCGCAATCGGCGCTGGCGTCGCACTGGACCAGAGCACGCTGCATCCACTCGTGCAGGACGCATGCGCCAAGCTGCCGGCCGCCGTGACGCCGGCTGCGACACCCGCGAAGTCCTAACCTAACCGCAGTCCCTTTCCTGCGGTGCGAGTGCGCCAGCGTGGTCCGACCGGGTCCGCTGGCGCACCTGACCTTTTGCCCACGCCACGCTTCGGCGGCTGACCGAACGGCCGGGGCCGCACCATTCCTGAAATGAACTGACCGACGCGCCTTCAACGGCGGCTGGGGTCGTGTGCGTGGGCAATCCAAGGAGAAGCCGATGGCGAACCCGATCTTCAAGCTGCTCGATACCAAGACCTCCGTCGACGACAAGACGCGCACGGTCGAGGTCATCTGCAGCACCGAGAGCGCCGATCGCATCGGTGATGTGATCGTGCAAGAGGGCATCGACACCACGCGCTACCGGAAGAACCCGGTCGTGCTGTGGGGCCACGACAGCGACCGTCCTATCGCGCGCGCCGACAAGGTGTTCCTGCAGAACGGGCAGCTCCGCGCCGTCGCCGAGTTCCCGCCTGCCGGTGAGGATGCCGACGCCGATTGGGCTTACGGCAAGATCAAGAACCGCCTGGTCAACGCGGTGTCGATCGGCTTCATCCCCAAGGAATACGAGCCGGTCGATCCGAAGAACCCGTGGGACGGCTACAAGTTCCTTGAGTCCGAGATGGTCGAGTTCAGCTTCGTCTCGGTGCCGATGAACGCCGAGGCGCTGATCGTGGGCCGCAGCCTGATGCCGGCGAAGAGGGACCTGCTGCCGAGCCGCGTCAAAGACGCTGCCGGCGACAGCGGCCAGACCGATCACTCCGGCGATGAGCCTTACAATGGCGGCCTCGCCGTGCATGCCCACAAGTCGCTGCCGCTCAATGACGACATGGGCGCGTATGACGGTGCCGGCTGCACCAAGGACATGATGGAGGGCTGCGGCTTCGGCACCGACGCGGCCGACCATGCCACCCTCAAGGGCGGGTTCCTGCTGCACGACGACAGCAAGCCGGGCCTGAAGAAAAGCTACCAACTGCCGTTCGGCAACTTCATCGACGGCAAGATGACCGCGCACAAGGCGGGCATCGAGAGCGCGGCGAAGAAGCTGGGCAACAGGACCGATGTTCCGGCCGACGTGCACGCCAAGGCGATGGAGGTGGTCAACCACTATCGCGGTCGGTTTGAGGAAGCGGGCAACTCCGCGTCCAACGCGAACACCAGCCCGAAGACCGACAACAGCGACACCCGCAGCGGCGATCGCTTGGTCCTCACCAAAGGCTGGGAGTCGTGCGGCTCGCATGACCTGCCGATTGACGACAGCGATAGCTGGGATGGTCCCGCTGCCGAGGCGTCGATCTTCGCTGCGGCAGGCTTCAACGACAGCAATCCCGATCCCGCCAAGGCGCGAAAGGGCTTCCTCGTCTGCGACACCGACAAGCCGACCGAAAAGGGCAGCTACAAGCTGCCCTTCGCGCATGTGGTCGATGGCACGCTGAAGGCGGTCAAGGGCGGCATCCGCGCCGCAGCGTCACGGCTGCACCAGACCGATGCACCGGCTGACGTGCTCGCTCATGCCCAGACGACAATCGACCACTACGAGCACGCGATGGGCATTGGCGACGCCAGCGATGATGGCAAGGCGCTCACCAATCTGATGCTGCGCGTTCGCAGTGCGGTCGCTGCCGCTGCCGTCGTCAGCAAGGCAGGTCGCAAGCTCTCCGCTGAGAACGAAGGTCGGATCCGCGACGCTCACGACTCACTCAACACCGGCTGCGGCTTGCTCAAGGCCGTGCTCGATGAGCTGCCGGATACCACCAACAACAACGATCCCAACCCGGACAATGAAGACGTTCGGGCTGCGGACGGTATCCGCCGCCGGCGCGCGGATATTCCAGGCCGCTCGGAAGCGACGCAGTTCCCACGAAGGACTGCCCGCGAGGTCGAGCTGCTGAAGATGCGCGCGGCTCTGTAACAACCCGCCGCAGCCCCAACAGGCCCTTGGGCAAGGCCGTTTCACGCGCCGTCGCGAGACGCCGCTTTCCCTGTGATGGAGCCGCATACCATGTCGGATGTGAACGCTCTGCGTCAGCAATGGGCGCAGAAGGTCGATCGTATGGACGCGATCGTGTCCAAGGCCAATACCGAGAGCCGTGATCTCTCCGAGGTCGAAGCGACAGCTTACGATGAGCTGAAAGCCGAGGCCGAGGGCCTACAGCGGCAGATCAAGCGTGCCGAGGAAGTCACGGCACTGAAGGCACTCGGCGCCAAGCCGATCAACCAGACGATCGACCACCGCGGCGAGACCGTTGACCTCGCCACGGCGCGTGTAGCGGCTGCTGCCGCGACGCCCGCGAAGAAGGATGGCACGAGCCTCGTGCACATCTGCAAGGCGCTCGCTGCGACGAAGGGCCATCTCCGTGAGGCGGCAGACTTCGCAGAGCGGGTCTTGCACAATCCCGAAGTGGCAAAGGCCCTCGCGGCTGGCGCCGGCACGAGCGGCGGCTTCCTGGTCCCTGAAAATTATGTCGCCGAAATCATCGAATACTTGAGGCCCGCTTCGGTCGTGCGGAAGATGAACCCGCTCACCGTTCCGATGCCGCAAGGCACGATGACGATGCCCAAACTGGCAGGCGGTGCCAGCGCGGCATACCTGGGCGAGAACCAGAACATCGGCATTCAGGCGCAGCAGTTCGGCCAGCTCCGCTTGACCGCCCGCAAGCTGGGCGCGCTCGTGCCGATCTCGAACGACTTGATTCGCTTCGCGACACCCTCGGCCGACACGATCGTCCGTGACGACTTGGTGCGCGCGATCGCGATGGTCGAGGACGCCAACTTCATCCGCGGCTCGGGTGTTGGCCCCGGTCCGAAGGGCCTGCGCTACTGGGCTCCTTCCGGCAACGTCGTGGGGGCGAATGCCAGCGTCAACCTCGCCAATGTCACCTCCGACATGGGCAAGCTGGTGCTGTTCCTGAAGAACTCGAACGTCCGCATGCTCAACGTGGGCTGGCTGATGGCGCCGAGGACGGAAGAGTATCTGCTCAACGTCCGCGACTCTCTCGGCAACTTCGCGTTCCGCCCGGAGATGCTGACCGGCAAGCTGCGCACCTGGCCGTATGCCGTCACGACCCAGATCCCGACCAACCTGGGCGGCGGCACCGACAGCGAGCTCTATCTGGTGGACTTCGCGGACGTGGTGATTGCAGACGTAACCACCATGCGCCTCGATGCATCGACCGAAGCCGCCTACTACGACGGCTCGCAGGTGCAGGCGGCATTCAGCCTCGACCAGACCGTCATCCGCGCAATCGTGGAGCATGACATTGGCATGCGTCACGACTTCTCGGTTGGCGTGCTGACCGCCGTGGAATGGACGCCGTAAGCGCCATCGCCGCCATCGCTTGAAGGGGCCTCGCGCCCCTTCTCCCCACACCCGCGAAAACCGAAAAGGACTGACCCATGTATTCGATGGGCAAAGACATTCAATCTGAACTCGCCGTCGTGCCGGCTGCTCCTAAGTCGACGGCGACGGCTGGTGGCTCCGGCGACGCAACTCTCGTGCACGGCACCGCGATCGACACCACGGCGCTGCTCACACCGGGCGGCAGCGCCCAGACCCCGGCCATCGAGGGGAACTGCCGCTACAACTCGGTCATGTTCATCCTCGACGTGACCGCAACCTTGGCCGACACCAAGGGCATCGGCGTCACCGCTTCGATCGAGACCTGCGCCGCGTCGAACTTCAGCTCCGGCGTCGTCACCCTCGTCGCGACCGAGACCATCATTTCCTACACCGACTCTGGCGGAAACACGCAGCAGCTCACCGGCAAGATCGGCTGCTCGCTGGACGGC